TTATCGATTTCTCCTGCTGGGGTTCTGTAGTTTCCATGAAACGGGCAGAAAATAATATAGTCTGTATCGACCTCACCCTCGATGTCTACGCCGACTCCGGCAAGGATTCTTTTAGTTTGCTGTGGTGATAGTACACTACTTGATTTCCTAGTACTGCTGATATGCATTGGCTTTTTTTCTTTCCTACGTATATTCCGTATATTGATAATTCAAATTCAAAGTATTCGCTCTTTTTATTATAAGCTAAGGTAAAGTCTGTGTCAATATCTAGCCTTGGAACATATCCAGATATTTTCATTTGTGACAATATTAAATTAGTATACTCTAACTTTAGCCTTATTAGGTCTGAGTCGTCGTATATCTGTCCGCTTAAATTAAATTTCTTTATGGTTTTATGGTGTAATTTTTCCATATAATCATTATACTAGATATCTTCAAGATCCTTGTATTTGTACCATCCTTTATCGAAATCTACCTGAACCATAAACTCTCCCATAAATCCATTACGATTTTTGCGGAACACACACTCAATGACATCACTGTTTGATCCCCTGCCCAAAGCAAGGACCCAGTCAGCATCGTATGCAATTTGACGTGACCAGGCGGTTTGCCCCAGAGTGGGCACAGTCTCTAGCTTTGTGACATCATCTGGGGTTGCAGAAGAAATTGCAACGATTGGTACGTCTTCAGAAATGGCCATAAGCTTAAGCTCACGAGACAGATTCTTCATCCTTACCGTTTCGTTATCTGACTTCTGGTTAGGACTCATTAGTTGCAGATAGTCAACAATTACAAAGTCAGGCCTATACTGATCAATCTTTCCCCGTATAACTGACGGATTAATATCTCCACCTGTATCATTAGAAACAATTCTAAAGGGTGGTTTGTCTTTGATGTGACCTGCGTGCCAACGCTTTAGGTCATTAATATCCATCTCGCCATTGCTAATCTTTCGGTGTGACCAAAGCCCCTCGCCCATAATTGTATATGTTCTATTACGAACTTCTGTCTCAGACATCTCAAGGCTTACTATCATTGGAGATCTGCCCTGCTTCCAAGCCTGAACAGCAAAATAAAGTGATAGCCAAGACTTACCGATACCCGGATAGGCCAGAAAAACACCAAGCTGTCCAGGCATAATGCCAGCTGGAAGATAGTTATCGAATCCCGGCAGACCAGTCTTGATTCCAATAGCCCCAAGCTCTTTCTGCTTTTGTACAGCTTCAAAATAAGCCACGGCACTATCAATATCAGTTGCATCAATGTCTTTGATTGCAGAGGTATTCTTTTTAAGCTCAGATGTTTTTGTAATTAACTTATCAAGAACTGTGTTTGCCTGTCCGTTCTGAACCTCTGTAGCCGCACCGCGTAGGATCTCCCTAAGGCTGTCATTTAGATATTCGGCCTGGAGCTCTTCTAGGTGGTGACGAGTTGCACCCACATCTTCTGCGGGAACAAAGTCTTTAAACTTTTCAGAAACTAGGTGGGTAGGGGGTAGCTCGGCATTATTCTCTGCATAACGTCTAATAAATTCCCAGATATCATTATGAGTCTTAAAGAGAGAGTCTACGTTTGCCTGAAGCAATACGTGAATTTGCTTGTCCTGCAGTACTGCTGAAATTACTTTTGCCTCTACGTTATCCATTAAGCCACTCCTTAGCTAACTTTCTTCTCTCTGCTCTCTCAGCAGCGTCCTGTTCAATTCTTTCTCTAGACTTCAAAATATCTTCTGCATAGTTAGCAAAATACTTCCAGCTGGGCGTAGCCGCAGATTCAAAGTAGTATTCTAGGAGATCGTAGCAGGTTGGCAAGCCATAAGACTCTATGAGCATATCTGCAGACCACTGCTCTTTGTTTAGGTTGTGACTTGGCTTTTCTTCATACCGTTGAGTATGCAGCTTGGTGTATCTGCTGAGCAAAGCCATTCGGTCTTTGCGTTCCGCCATTACTCCCCTACTTCAGTCTTTGCTTCGTTAATCTTTGCAATAAGCTTTTCTTCGACAAACGAATAAACTCTGTTAAAGGCCTCTTCTACATGCTCTTCATTACGAAGGCTATCCTCAACACCAATGTCGATTCTCAAGGATTGGAAGTTGCCAAGATTAAGCGTGTAGCCTAATGCAACGTTTACCTTTGTTTCACTGTCTTTCATCTCATACCCTTCTATTTTTAAATGGATTCCATCCACATGGGAACGAATTCCCCATTTTCTGATCTCGTATATGTAAGCATACCACTCCCCATTCTTCGTGTCAACTCCTGTTTGGTAGGGGTTATATCATTTGTAATTAGTCCATCTTTTCTAGGTCTTCCTACATGAAAACTAGCAAGGATGTCTCTAATTTCTTTTACCTGTGATTCAGAGTAGTAGGACCTTAGACCAAACTTGCTTTCTCCATCCTTTTGAGATCCTGTTGGATAGGGAATTGTTCCAGACTGCATAAGCCTGGGAAGGTATTTTCTGTGTCTATTCACAAGCTCTGCTGTTTCTTTTACTGTATATGCTCGCTCTCTATTTTTTTTAAAATCTGAGATCAAGCAGCTCTCTATCCTGTCTTTTGTAATGTTGTAAACAGACATAATTCCGTTTGCCCGATTTAGGTGATAGCTTCTAACCAAATCACCATTTAAGAACCAAACACTTTTACTGCCCACAATTACTGGGGCAGAGTTATATCTCTCTCTGTCCAAAACAAACTCCTATACTGGAATACCAACAGCCAAAATGTTAACGCCAACAGAAGCAATACCAATTGTATTAAACTTTACGATACCCTCTACCCTGTTGGTTGTAACCTGTGTAAGAACAACCGCAACATCTTTTCCGGCATCCGTGCTAGCCTCGTTTATCAAAATCGGGGTAACGGTAACAACCGGAACATACTGAAAATCGCTAAAGTTGTAAGAAAAGGACCCCTCTCCATCAGGAGAGGTTGTGCTATTGTTAGAAACTGTTACATATCCACCAACAATTCTTGCGTCAGAAGTTCTTACGTTTTGAGTACCCGCAGACACTGTGTCAATGCTCGTGTATCTGCCAGCAGTTGGGGAAAGCTGCACAGCCAGCTCATTAACGGCATTGGCCAATTGATAAATATAGGCAAGATCTAGGGGCTGTCCCCTCTCTGGCAGTGGTACTCGTGACATATTTTTCTCCTATAAGTATTATAGCATTAAGTTGCTGGATCCGGTAGCGGAGGCTCTATGTTTTCGTTATCTAGTTTGTAAACCAGAAAGGAAGAATTGTTCCTGCTGGCTGGATTTGCCCTAATATATATTTCTACAGAAAGTCTTGTGGGTTCTTCGGATATTACGGTTGGGCTTGGGGTTGTTGCAAGCGTATAAGATTTGGGAATTACTAGGCCTAGCTGATTTCCATCCACCCTGTCTGCCAGGACCCAAACTGCGTTTGCCTCATCCACATCCCACCTAAGCCACACATCGTACAAGTCGGCAGTTTTAATGAAATTATTTGTAACTCTATTTAAAACCGACACTTTTTGCCAAGCTACTGTAAGGTATGGGCTATTTCCAGGCCTATTAATTGCTATCTCATCTAGGTCTCTAGCTTCAGGTCTTTGAAATTTATAGTTGGGTCTCACAGTATAGATTGGGGAATAGTGTGAAAATCGGTTTCTGTCTTCTGAAGCTATACGATACCTTACACGATATCCATTGGTTCCATCTTTAAAAAAAGAAAGGGTGGGCAGTTCTGATTCTTGAACAATAGCCTTTCTCGGACCACTGGTTGCCATTACTCAACACCCATCCCAAACCTAAACTCTATCGATGTGCCCGTGTTTGCTTCTTTAATAACTGGTCTACCGTCTATTGTTTTAATTACAGAATACCCCGTCAGTCCATACAGAGGATTTTTAATTGTTGTATTTTCGAATCGAAGACCGTCCAAAGAAATATAGAAATTTTCTGAAGGATCCGAGTCCCCAATTTCTAAAACTGTTGCATAAATTCTTACAGAATTTACGGCATTCCAAGTAAAGTTTGAACTTCTAATTAGTTCTGAAAACTTCTTTTTAATAATAAAGTATCTGTTGGTTGTAAAGTCAACGTCAGTATCTGACTGATTAAGAATTACTTCGAACTTTGCAAAGTTTGTTGGTGCTGGGACGTCAGCATTAACAAATTCAATTAGCAGCCTAATCGACTGAGCACTTTCAGCCTGCACGTCCTCTTTGCTCAACAAAGAGAAGGCCAAACGCAGCTCATCCTCTGTCGAGTTTGAATCGAAATCTAAAGAAACTCCGTTATAGTGAATGTGTGATCCGGCATAATCTTGTGCAGATGGGTTTACTTCAAGATTTCCGCTGGTGGCATTTGGAGTCAAAAAGGAAAGATCTCCACGAATCATCATTGTGGTATCTAAAAATCTTGGGTTTTCGAAAAGGTTTACACGTATTGGTGCACTAAAAAGAGTATTGTTTGAGTTAGTTCTGAATACGGTTTCGGTTATGGCAATTCTTCCACTTGCCTCATCTCTGTTAAGTGGCTCTACAAACTTGCGAATACCAAGTGTGGCACTTTCTGTGTGGTACTCCCAGTTTTCTGCTTCAGAAAATGAGTATACCGTTTTGCTGTCTAGCCCACCGGCAGAAGGATTTGATTTACCTGGAAAAATTCCCACCTCTGTGATAGAGTATCTTTGCTCACTGGGAAGCTCTGCAACAAAAACAACATTGGGATTTCCGTTTTCATCATAAACAAAACCCCTAGATGTTATTGGTGTTCTGAGCACCTCAAACTCCAGCTGTTCTTGTGTTGCAAAACTAGGAAAGCTTTCTCCAACGGCCAGGGGTCTTTGACCCACACCTATGGCAAGATAAGATGCATAGGCCTGAGCCTGACCAATAAGATATTTAGCCAAAATGTTTTTACCGATATTAGTTATCAAAAAATCCTCCTAGTATATTGTATCATCTTCGAGATTACCCCGAGTCTGTACCTCAACATCAACTCTTTCGTTTATCTCCATATTTGTAACATCCACTACGATATTCCCTGTAAGTGGATCGCTATAGACAATACTTCTAGTTGGATATTTTTCATTAATATATTCCTGTGCTTCTGCAAAGGTGTCAAAACTATCATCTACTGTATCATCGTAAACATCTAGAACTGGGAAACCCGTAACGTCATTCGAGTTTTCTTCTCCGACATAATAGGGTGCTGGGGCCGTTCCACTTTCTGGAACATGGATAGCAAATCTAATCCCGAAGTTTTCAAACAATTCAGGAATTGTTCCAGACAGTTTAAACATGTTGCTTGAGTTGTACAGCTTCTGAATGGTAGAGGTATTACCGATAAGGTTGTATGATACATTCTGTCCATTAATAATGTCATTTCTGGCAATATTAATAATCTCTTGACCCCCGACTCTTTCAAACAATAGGTCTGTAATTAGGTCTATAGGTAAAGACGCATCGTCAAACAAAATTAAATCTGGTGTTGCGATCTTAATTGAGGTATCCAGGATTGCAGAATTTTTTGCTTCCTCTGGTGTG